TCCATTTAGTAACCAGGATATGGATCAGTTTCAGTTATATCACCATCACCTAACAAAGTACCGGAAAAAGTAATAAATTCACCCTCTGCACCTGTAATATCCAAAGCTGAGAAATAAGCAGTACCATACTGAGCAGCAAAATTAGGTTCTTCTGTGCCATCTGTTTTCAATAAAGCGATTTGATACTCTGTTAAGGTTTTTGCTCTTGCAATACTTTTAATAACATCCCATGACGCTTTAGCAGTATCACCACCTGCACCGCTTGTATCTGTAAAAACTCCCTCAAATGGAATCTCATAAGAATAAGTAGTAGGTTTTCTACGTGTCACACCTGGATCACATTTGGTAACTGTTTCTGCGAAATCCCATGATTCAGAAATTCCGTTTGAGGTTAAACATGCAACAGGCTTCCATGTACCGGAGTTTCTGATATAAAGCATGAATAAACTACCTGAGTAAAATTGCTCGTCTGCCATTTTAAATTAAATTTAGTTTATGATTAAAAATTAATATGTATTGAAATACGTTTTCCGTATCTGTTTCTAAAATTATCTCTGTGCTTAAATTTTGCATCGTTTCTATGTTGTGAAAATTTGTTAAGGTAATTCCATCAACTTGTATAACCTCAGCCACCTCCTCACCTATCGCCATCGCATAACTTAAATCTCCTGTACCATTCGGATATCTTGTAACTATCTGAACAGTAATAGTGCAATCATACCAATAGTTGCACTTTGTTTTGTTTTGCAGCTTTGTCTGACTTGACAAAACTACGTATTTTTTAGGTACGTTTTTTAATGGTGCTGATTTACTATAAACAGGTACTGCAACCCCTCCAACAGTTAGACCTGATAATGCAACTTTATATGCGTTTAATATGTCTAAATTTGGGTCTTTCATTTCTTCAAATATAATTATTTTTTTGCATTATATTTTTTGGTTTCCCTATCCAATGCAGTTATTAATTTTTTTTGATAAATAGGTACGTTTTGTAAATAGGCAGGAATAAAAAATGGTTGAGGTCTTATATTTATTTGTCTGATACCTTTACCCTTAAATGGTGATGCTAAACCTTCAAAACCTTTAGGTATGCTAACCTTCCCACCAGTACCAAATTCAACATAAGCAGCATAAGGTGCATTAGCAAAAAAGAAAGATTTAACAAAACCTACCCTCGCAGTAGTATGACCAATAGATAACCTTAATTGACCTAAATTTACAGGTGCTTTTAACCTTGCATCAGTAACCATATCATCAGCAGTAGAATTGGTAATTGCAACCGCCAACCTTTGAGCATCAGCACCAAAAGAATCAATTTGATTTAATAACTTACTGATATTAATCTTCGGAGTTTTCATCTGTTACCCTCGCTAAAATTTCATTAAACCTTCTGCGATCATCTAAATCTCTTACTGAATGAATAGTGTAATAATTGCCCTCGTATAAAATACGCATGTCTTTTGTAGGCTCAAAATCTCTCCTGTAACGGATTGTAAATCTATAACCCTGATTGATTACCTGCTCACCTGCTTCCAACTGTCTACTGCCATCAAATGGCTTTACATTTGCCCAAGTTACCAAAACGGGAACAAAAGTAATTACGTAATCTTGATACGCATTCTCAACACTTAGAAAAGTGCCAAATGTTATCCGCCTGTCTAACTTGCCTGGATTCATTAGAATAAAGTTATGCGCCTGTATGGTGCGAGTATAAAGGTTACAATCTTTGGCATATCCTCTTTTGGATTATCCCTGTTCTCATAATAATAAGTTATCAACTGTTTTATAGCAGTTTCAATATCATCCGGAACATCAGAGCCACCATCATAATTCCATCCATAACCAGCAATAAAAGTAATAGTATTATTACCTGCCTGTTCAGTTATTACCTCTGTATACCATTGAGTATCTTCAATCTCAAAATCTACTGCAACTAAATCCTTATCAACTACATCCTCAACTGAAACAACCGGATAGTTGTAAATCTTTAGATTACCTGTTTTATCAGTTATCTCTGTTAAGGTCCTTTGCCATAAAGTTTGCAGAGTATATTGCTCAACTTGATTTACCGCAGATTTTATCAATGCAGTTATTAATCCATCCTCGTAATCGTAATCCTCGTCTAACCTCAGCCACATTTTCGCTTGTGCAAGGCTTACTACGTTTAATTGATCCATATTCTTTTTTACTTATATAAGGCTTCATTATTTTACCGCTAATTTACTAATTTTTATTAGCCATTTTTCAAACTTAGCTAAATCCTTAAGCGGATCTAATTCCTTTGCTCTCTGTAATGGCTTTTTATCTTTAAATAACTGTTCACTATTTTTTATTGCATCCACCCATGCCTCAATATCATTCCTCTTAACGAATACGGCACTATCTGACAGACTTTCTCTAAATCCTGGTATATCTGATGCAATTACAGGAATATTACAACATAGAGCCTCTATTTGAGCCATCCCATAACTCTCATACTCAGATGGTGCAATCAGTAGTTTTGTCATTGATAAATACTTCCGTATGTCATCCGTAATACCAACGTATTTTATATTTCTAACTTTAGCATCTGTTATCTGATGATAGTAACCACCCTGCACCGCCAAAAATTTATGATTAGGCATTCGCTTTGCAATCTCAATTAATATTTTACCTCCCTTGTTTTCATTGTGGTTTATCAAAGTGATATACTCAGCTTTAATATTATCCACATCCTGAAAATCTCTGTAATTAACAGGCGGATATAAAACAAAACTTTCCTGATTATAGTGCAATTCTTTTTTTAACTGTTCAGTATTATATACAGTAAATACATTTTTACGAATGTCTACTTGTGGATAACATGCATTATTATGGGCAAAATTAATTATCTTTTTAGGTGATAGCCTTTGCTTGTTCATAGCATAATACGTACCGGATAACTGACAGAAAACTAAATCTGCCCAATTCCATAAATCATTATGGCAAGTCTTATAATCCTTTGTCTGTGAATAAACCTCAATACCTTCATACTTATAATTTTCAGGATAACGAGTAACCGCCCTGACTTCATGCCCTTTGCTCATTAAATACTGGCAAGTTCTATGCAGACATATTTCTGATCCTGCCCTCTGATGTGGCAAATATATGCCTGGACTTAATAAAATCTTCATGTAATTTCTACGTATAAATAAGGTTTTGGTATCTTTGGAGTTTGCTGAGTATAATTATGCAGGTCTGATTGATGGTAGTGAATGGATTGCACTTTGGTTGCCGGATTTAAAAGCCTATAACCTGCTCTGTTTAACTCGTATGCTATCCTGTTATCGCAACCAGGAATGCCCATATAAAAGTCAGCAAATCTCACATTTCTAATTTTACCTTTAAATATCCATGTATCTTGACTATACCTTTCATTGTGCAACCTCAAACCTTCCCTTTTATAATCCCACCGGGATAGGCTAACGCATTGCCTGCTATGGAAATCCAATAGGCTCAGAGTATGATTAAAATAAATATCGGTGTTGCAAATTATTGAAATCTCATCTGATGATTGTACCCTCCTCCCAATCAACTCAAAGAAATCCCTGTATGTTGGTCGCTTAAATGGGATTAAAACAATCTTATCAGATTCAGGAACAATTACCTCACCTTCAATAATCAAATAAATCTTATCAATTAGAGGATTTTTAATATTCTGATTTAAGCAAAATAATAGTTCCTTTTGCCTTTTTAAATCCTTGTCCTGATAAAAGGATGTATATAGATTAATCATAAATTAAATAGCTTTTCAAAATCTCTACTGTGCAAAATAGGTGCAATCTGCCTAACCTTATCATCTGCCATATCCCACCATTTAAGTTTAAGCAATCCAGTAATCTGTTCATCCGTAAATCTTTTACGAATTACTCTACCATATCCAACCACTAAAGAATAAGGCTCAACATCCTTCGATATTATAGACCTTGCACCAATAACCGCCCCATCACCAATGGTAACACCTGAACGGATGATACAATCAGCACCTATCCAAACATCGTTTCCTATATTTATATCACCTGAGCAAACATTATTGTTTTCGGTTAATCCCCATGTATGAAAAGGAT